GTATATTAGCCATCAGTCCCTAATCCAGTGCCTTCTAAAAACATACTTGGAACTTTTCCACAATTACCACAACTATAAACTTGTACTGGCACAATGCCTTCTTGTCCTGTTGGTGATAGGATCGCTGAAATTCTTTTAATCGCATATGAATTGATAAAAAGATAATTTCCACAATCATCACATTTTATAGTATCTGCTTTTGATAAATCTACAGTTTTTTTAGGTTTATGTAAAGGTTTCATTGGTTTAGTACTCATTTTTCTAACTCCTCTAAGTTAACAGTTGCCACACCATGTTTCTGTACAACCTGCGTTGTACATTTCTGTGCAAATTCTATTGCACTTTCTATATTATTTGTATCTAAATACCCTCTAACTAATCCTGCCAAAAATGTATCCCCCGCTCCACTCACATCCTTTACTGGAACTTCTTTTACTGAATATTCTTTTCCCTTATATCTACAACCTTTACCACCTAATGTAACAATAAGTTTGTCTTCAAATCCTTTTTCTGATAACATCTCGTGGTTTTTCTGGTATTCTAACTCATTTATCTTAATATAATCTGCATCCTTAATCCATTGACCAAGTTTCTTTTTAGTATCTACAAATACGTTGTCATTATTTTCACAAATCCATTGAATATCTTCTTCTTCTAAGAATCCTTTATTGTAATCTGATATGATAATTGCATCTACGTCTGTTGGTCCCGAAAATATTGGTTTACACCTATTATCCTTTATATGATGTAAAAGTTTCTCATCTATTCTATCACAGTAATCATGTTCATCAACCCTCAATACCATTTGACCTGACCTGTTTTCTACATATCTTTTCTTTATAATACTATTTTTATTTGTTATGGTATGAATGTGCATATTTAACGATTCAATATTATTTGCAACATTTTTTGCCATACCATCATTTGATTCTTCGTGTGTAAGTATAAAAACTGGTACTGGTGCTTCAGGACTTATTCTTTCTATATCACCATATATAAAAACATCCTTACAACAATCACCTATAACTAAAACATTCATATTAATCCTTTAATAAATCTGTCATATTAGTTCCCATAAATCTATCTCGCCAATACGACTTTTTAACATTCTCATTTAATATTCTCACCAAATCACTATAATTTGGATGACTCTCCTTCCAGACTGCCTTCTTTTCATATTCTTTATTTGTAAAAGTTTCCCAATTTGTAATTTTACCAAAATAAACATAAATATTTTTATTACCACTCTCTTTTACTAATTTATCTCTTAATTTTATAAATTGTGGTATCTCTTTATAATTTGTATCTTGAACTACCATACTTATTCCAAACCAAGAAACTTCTTTTGGAATAAATTTTAAATTCTCCATTAATTGATCCCAATCTCCACCTCTCCGAACTTTCTCATAAGTTTCTTTGGTGGCGGCATCAATAGATACTTCTGCATCAGTAACTAATCCATGTAGATCTGTCATTTTATTCCAAATTTCTTTTGTCCACTTTATTCCATTAGTATGAAGTCTAATTGTCTTAACACTTGGAAAATCCTTTTTCTTAAAGTTCAATAAAAATTTTCTCAATGTTGCACTTCCAAATGGATCTCCAGATCCAGTAATAAATAATTTTCTTGTACCCTCTTGAATTACTTTAATCACAGAATTTTGTATTTCTTCAATTAACTCAAATTCTTTTCCCTTTGGTGTTATTAATTCAATTCTACAAGAAGGACAAGATAAATTACAACTTCTATCGTAATCCATTTTCATAACATCTGGAGCCAAGGGTAATTTTGTTAATTGTTTTTCTATTATATTACGATGATATTCACCTTTTTCTTTATATAACAACTCTATATCTTTCATTTTTCTAACTGATGGTGCTGATTCAATAGAACCTACATTTGGTTTACTATGTACATTTTGTAAATGCGGACATAAGTTTTCATTACAGTATTTAAATGAACCATCTAAAATAGATTTTCTAAACTCTTGAGCCTTTTCACCATTCCAAACATCTTCCCATTTATCTGTATAAATGTTTCCAAACTGATATCCTGATGAATTGGTATCATCTTTCAACCAACCAGGACAACAAGGATAAACATCCCCATTTACATTTGGACTACTTTCTGGTTCTCCAGTATGACCTATTTCAGCCCATCCACCCATTGCAATAGAACAATATAACTTATCATCAAAATTCATTAAATTATTTCATCAATTAATCCATATTTTAAACAAGTTTTAGCATCCCACATTAAATCATGCTTTAAGATATCATCAAGTTTCTTCATTGGAACTTTAGTATGTTCTTTATATACGTTTTTAATAGTTTTCATCATCAAATCAAGATTCTGTTTCTCATCCTCAAACTCTGAATACTTTCCCCAAAAATTTGTGGATAATTGATGAATCAACATATAAGAATTTCTACTCATGTATCTTTTGTTACCTACTACTGAAAGGAAAGTAGCTGCACTTGCTGCAAATCCATCTACATAAGTATAGATTGGAACTTTACTTCTCAATATTGTATCCATAGATGAAATACCCGCAGTAATTGAACCACCGCCTGAATTTATATATAAATGCATACCTGGAGGTTCAATATCTAAGTTATTAGCTAAACTAATGCTTTTAGATTGTAACTCTCCAACTTTCTTATTAAGTTCTACTGCGCTATCGCGATTTACTCCTGCATAAAAATAAATTTTATTTTCAATTACAGCAATATGTTTATAATCTCCTTCACCCCCATGTTTTTTACTAGATGATTTTTTAATAGGAGCTTCACCCCAATACTTTTCTTCTTTCATTTTATCACCTCTAATATTTCAATTAACATTGCCATAGCGTTTATTTCTTTGTCTGGCACTAAAACGTCCGACGATTCATATTTTGCTATTAATAAAATAACTTCCGCAATATGACCACTACCATAACTATCTACTTCATCATATAGTAGTCTAAAAAAGTCTGCAAAATCTGTAACTTTTGCATCTGCCATTATTTGTCTTATTTCTGTAAATGTTTCTTTTTTATATTTACTAGATTTTAAAACTTCTAATATTTTTAACTTGTAATCATTCAATATCATCTCTCGACTATCTAACATCAACTTATTATTTACAACTTGTCTTTGTGATATATTAATTACTTTTCTAATATCTGGATATGCCCCATTTACTATAGTTGCTACATCATCTACTTTAAAAGTTACATTCTCATTCTTTAATATATTTGATAAATGTATCGCCACTTCTTTTCTGGATGGGGGTATCATTTGAAATGATTGACACCTTGATTGTATTGGGTCTATAATTCTCTCTACATAATTACAGGTTAATATAAACCTACAATGTCTAGAAAATGTTTCCATCAAATTACGAAGAGCTGGTTGAGCCGAGTTTGGATTTAAATAATCGGCTTCGTCCAATACAATAACTTTTTTAGAGTTAAATCCCAACGTAGAAGCAAAGGATTTCAATTTATCTCTAACAGTATCTATATTTCTCTCATCTGAGGCATTAATATATAACGAATCACAATCAATAGTATTTATAATCATCTTGGATGCAGTTGTTTTTCCTGTTCCAGCCTTACCATAAAAAAGTAAATGTGGAATATCACCACTTTCCAAATATAATTTAAGTTTACTTTTTAGATGATCATTTCCAATGTAAGATTCTAATGAAGTCGGTCGATACTTTTCAGTCCAAATGCCGTGATTGTCTACTCCCAAAATTCTAATCCTTTATCTTGTGTTTCTATTTTTATTCGTTCTTTTAATATCCTAGATCTCGCTATCTTACAATAGTTTTCAGAAATCTCAAAGCCAATATAATTTCTATCAAGACTTACCGCAGCGACTCCAGTAGTTCCACTCCCCATAAACGGATCTAATACTATATCATTTTCATAAGTCATAAACTTAATTGATTTTGCCGGAATATCCAAACTAAAATTGGCCTCTGTCATACCTCTAGTTTCTGCAAAATAATTCCACAATCCAGATACTAATTCAATGAAGCCCTTTTTATCTTCTTTGGAATCGGTCCAATATGATTTACCCTTTTCTATCTTTTTCCACTGATCCTTATACCCAAGCAATATACATTCTTTTGGATTGTGCATATATGGAGCTGAAGCCGATAACCAACTTCCCCAAGCGCTTAATTTAGAAATATGAGGGGATGACTCATGTAAATCAGCAATTCCTGCAAATCCAAATCCAACTTCTTTCATCAATTGATGGTATTCAGACGATATCAATACCCTATGATTTTGGTCATTCTGTTTCATATTAACTTCGTATGGCACATTTACAGCTATCCTACCATCCGGTTTTAATACTCTGTAAACTTCCGATAACCAATCCTTAGAGAACTGCGTATAATCGTCAGGTCGTAACGTATCATCACATGAATCATATCCTATCCCCACATTATATGGTGGAGAAGTTACACATAAATCAATTGAATTATCTAATACGTGTTTTTTCAGCCCTTCTATACAATCTTCATTGTATACGTAATTAGTCCGCACTTTGAGTTGCTACCAAATTATATACTGCATGATAGTCATCTACTCTAAATGTAATTCGTGCAAGTCCCTTTGACGAAATTTCCAACTTACCACCGCCACATTCTTTATTAGCCTGTAATATCTTAGCAAAAAGGTTAGCATTAAATGACAAAATATCCAAATGTGCAAATTGATCAACAGAAAACGGAATTGTAATTCTATCTGTATTTACTGATGAATGACCTATAACACAATCACTAGTTTCTCTATCAAAATCTGTGATTACTGTGAAGGTTTCTTTGTCTGGTAGTGCATTCTTCCCAGCTATAAACCTGGATATGAAATTACTATCTATTTTTATTGTTAGTTCAAAATCTGGAACTGATTTCATTAATGGTACATCTGGAATTACCTTAGTATCACTCAACATAAAAGTTACTGAAGCATTAGTATCTTCAACTTTTAATGATATTGCAATATCTTCTGATCTCAATACATTCAATTTAACATCATCGCCCAATACGCCCAACATTCTAGATAATTGTGCGGTATCATACACACCCAATGTTATATCTTCAAATTGAAAATTATCCAACGAAACCTTACCTAGCAATGATTTTTCCGGTGTCATAAAATCAGTTGAAAGTACATCATCTTTTGATGTCCATACTACAGATTTTACATTATCCCCAAGTGAGTATTTTGAAATGAAACGTTCCAATAGTGTTTTATTCACCATTCTATATCTCCTATTTATTATTTATTAAAATTCTATTATCTATATATACATATATATCATTCAACATTTCCAAAATCAAAGAATTCTTTTGCCTTTTCCATAGTGGATTTCACCCTTCTAGATTTTTTCAATATTTCTTCTGACATATCATAGTATTCTTTATTCAATTCCATACCTATGAAATTTCTATTAAGTTTTAACGCAACATCTGCGGTAGTGCCACTTCCCATGAATGGGTCTAATACTATATCATCTTCATCGGTTAGCCATCGTATAAACCACTTTGGTAAATCTGGGTGGAATGGTGCTGGATGATCTGCGCCCTTTAATACACCAGCATTATCAAATCTAAAAACTCCATGTGGTTTTGATCCCAATGGGTTTATATTCATATCCTTATCTTTTCCAAACTCAGCAATACCAGACGATTTTGCAGTCTTTTGAGTTTTAACTTTACCTTTAGATCTAATTAAACTACTTGCTGCATACGGCACCCTAACATCATCTATATTAGATTTAAAATTCTTCACATCCCTAACAAAATGAAATATATATTCTATCCTATCATTCAACCGCCTATCTCCCCCCATAGGTAGCCCATTTTTCTTATACCAAATATATCTATCGTATAATTTTAATCCAGACTCTTTAGCCACTTTAATTGCAGTTTCCAACACATAAATTGATCTTTCTCCTTTTATAATTCTATCATTTATATTCAATATAAAAGATCCAGTTGGCTTCAAGAATCTATTAGCTTCTTTAAATAATGGCAATATCCATTTTGGATAATTTTCAGGGGAAAATATATTAACATTATCCCCATATGATACCGTATCTGCATATGGTGGTGATGTAACAACTAAATCTACATAATTGTCTGGAACATCTTTTGATAATTCCATACAATCGCCTATATATGTTTTATTTAATTCCATCAATTTTCCAATAGTAAATATGTTGATTTAATAGTAGGATGTAAACTACCTTGTATTAAATGAATACCTTTATTATTATTTGTCATAGTTAATGTTGCATAACTATCTTTCTTACCATTACCAGTTTTCCACACACTTCCATTTTCAGATAATGAGAGAACTTCACCGCCACCTCTACCGATCTTATTACCAATTATCTCAAAACTCCAAAGTAAATGATAATCTACTTTCTTTTTATTGAATACTGATGATTTATTTCCTGTCCAGGAAGTACAAGGTAAACCATACTTCTTTATATTCTTATAGAAATTTTTACTTCTACCAAGAAAAGTACGTACCTTTTGTTCTAATAGGATTTCATTGTCATCTTTATCTACCCACACCCAATCTGCCCCATCAATTTCTTTTTGATAGAGTGGAATGTTTTTTTCACGACAAAGTTCTTCAATTGCAGAATTAACTACAAATTGAAAAAGTTTTGTACAGTCTTGTGTTTCCTGATGATTACCTAGAAACAATTCATCGAACTTTTTCTTACCAAGTTGTATAGCAATAATACGAATTTTGGTTTCTATCTTCGATTTAATTTTTGGATAATGAGAACTTAATTCATTAACCAGTTTATCTATTTCAAACATCATTTCTCCTTATGTATGCCATAATATAAGGAACAAATACTATACATGTCAAGTGTTTTTTTCATTAAATTTTCTATCCCCAAAACTCATTGCCTTTTTCTTCAGTTTTTTTTACAATTACAGTTGAACGTAATCTACTATCTGATATTTCTATATATTCAGTATTTAAATCAATACCTACCCAATTTTTATCTTGTTCCATAGCTACTTCAGCAGATGTACCTGAACCAAAGAATGGGTCTAATACAGTTCCACCAACTGGACATCCTGCATCTATTGGTGATTCAATTAGCTTTGGTGGATATACTGCAAAATGAGCTCCTTTAAATGTAGATGTGTTTATACTCCAAACTGCTCTTTTATTTCTCATATTATCCTTACCCCACACCCTGCTAGTATCATCCCATTGTGATTTTCCACCTCTATCATTAGGTCCAGATATTTTATCTTTATGTAATTTATTTCCTGGTGCATGTGGATCGGTTGTCATTGGTTCTAATTGCTGTTTAAAATAATATTTCTTATTTTTTGTAAAAAAGTATAGTTTCTCAAAATCTACTGTAAATCTATCTTTAGCTGGTGTAGGTAAACAACTTGGTTTGTGCCAAATTATTTCATTTCTTAATATCCAACCTCTATTAGTCATTTCTATTGCAAATCTACTTGGTATTTGAACTAAACATTTCTGAGGTAAATCACTTTTTACTTTTGGTGTCATAGTACGTGGATTATTTTTATTTTTGAAACTACCAGTGCCTTTTCCATAACCAGTATTAGCATATGTATCACCAATATTCACCCAACAACTACCGTCTGGTGTTAAACATCTTTTTACTTCATCAAATATATCACATAAATTATTCACATACATTTCTGCATATGGCTCCAGTCCCAACTCACCTTCCCACGCCCCGCATTTACCACATATATTAGAATCTACTAATTCTCGTTTCTTCACACCAGATAACCCATCGGCTCCAACTACTCCACCAAAGTATTTATCATCCCGTCCAATGGCTTTGATTCCCTTTACTTCTCCCCATTCATGTTCACAATCGTAATCTCCACCCCATATTTGATTTTCTGTTCCATAGTCGCGCAAGCCCCAATACGGCGGTGATGTAATACACATATTTATACTCTCATCTGGAAATGTTTTTAAAACTTCCAAAGAATTTCCATTATATACTTTATTTATCTTCATATTGATATTAAAAAAACCGTTCCATTGTGTATCTTGCATCTACTGGTGGATTCCATCCCATAGAACTATAAAACATATCTATCTTCTTACTTAATGCCTGTTTATACATTTTATCTACATCTATATATTTTTTAATATAATCTACAATTTTTGGTGGATCATCATATCCACGATACGCTAATACTGATAAATTTAATGGATTTTGTTTCAGATATACCCACTTTATTTTATCGCCGTTTGCAATTTCCGAATATCTTCTTTCACCATAATAACTTAACATATCATTATACGATATTGACGCCTTTACATGAACTGGAGTGGCTTTTTTATAATATGTAGATATAAGTTTCCCACCCACATTATCACTAGATCCACTAAATTTATTCACATTTATTTTACTTATAAATTTACCAATTTTCTTTACTCCTGTTGGTGAAGATATGTCATCTATATCTAACGCCTTCATAGATTTTTTAAATTTAAAAATTCGTTGATCTATTTTATCTTTTGGGACATTTGCCAAAATATCATCCAATACCTCACTTAACAATTTCTTCATAGCCGTAGCAAAAGAACTACGTACTGTGTCTAATCCCTTTACATTTATTTCATTCACCGTTCTACCAGAATCATTTATAATTCTCATTCCATATCGTTTCTTTACTATGAATAATGCGGACTTTGCCACCACTTCCTGTTTAATTTCGAAGTGATGGTTGTCCAAATTTAGAAATCGTTTGGCGAATAAATCATAACTATTATTGAGATATTCTTGTATTTCACCCGATATATTCAAAATATGCTGAGTCATAGTGGCTTCTGCACTTGTATCTATATTTGGATGCCTGTGCTTCACCAAAGGTACTGCAGATAAAAATAGCGAATCAGTATCGATATATATTACATAATTTTCATCACCGGTGCCCAACTCTTTATTGTAATAATGATTAGTCATAGTTTTACTAAATTTAATCAAATCCTGTCCGGTTAAAGTTGTGGCTTCTGCATTATCAATATCATAAAATCTAAATACTGGTAAACCCAATACGCCATATAATGAGTTTAATAGAATCTTCTGTAGATATTGTCGTCTATCATAATATTGGAACTGTTTTTCATTGCCCTCTTCATAAAATTGCTTTGCCAATTTTCTAAATTCTACTCTAGTATCGAACCATTGAGATAGAATAGCGGGAATCAGCCCAGGTTTATCCATTCTATACAACACCCCGTTAGATGCCACAGAAACATCATTGGTTTCCAGATACGTTGCTAATTCAGTTTCACTAAATTTACAAATTTCTGAATCTCCGCTTTTCAATGTATATGTTTTAATATTATTAGGTCTAACAAATTCTTCTGGGTTCCACCCCATTATTTTACCAACCTTAGTTTCAGGACTTATATTTAATGATCGAATAACACTGGGATACATAGAAGTAACATCCAAATCATATACCCACTCATGCCGTCCTTTTATTGGATCCTGTACATATGCTCCAGCAAACTTTACTGTTGAATTCATCATTTTTTGACCATCTGGATTTTTATTGGGAACTACAACATTTCTTTTTTTACAATATACTAATAATGCTCCCTCTAAATATCTAGAACTCATATAAATATCTTCATATGCCACATGTCCAATATGACAAATACCACGAGCAATTTCTATATAATCTAACTTCTTATCTAACTCTACTACAATATGTACATCATTTAAATTATATTTTACAAACGTTTTTCTATCATTTTCATATAACTCATTTAATGTCCCATCATAGCTTACCTTTTTAACTCCAATTTCATTTTCACCAACATTGTCCAACCTATAACTACTAACTTCATTTGGAGTAAACTTTTTATATAACAATAAATAATCTAATGATGATACACCCGAAATTTCAAATTTCTGTCTATATTCAGAATATTTTACCACCCCAATAGGCGATAATAAATTAGCTATTTCATGCCCAAGTAATTGAACTGTTCTATTATACAAATATGGAATATCAAACTTATCAATATTCCACCCAGTAATAATAGTAGGTCTTATCTCATGGTATTTACCAAAGAACGCATTTAACATTTCCACTTCAGATTTGAATCTTAAAACCACACTATTACTTGTTTTTAATATACCATCTTCTGATTCAATCTCAAGTTTATTCTCTGGATCTAAAACATAACAATAATATTCGTCTGTAAGACTATCCCATAATGCAATAGAAGTTATTTTATTTTCTGCTTTAGCTGGCGATGGGAATCCTTCCGTGACTTCCACCTCAATATCAAATATCATCGTCTTATGTCCAACTGATGGCTCATCTGAATTCATATATTGATCTGCTAAAACTTTAGTTACTGCACTAACATCACTTTCATATAATGATGGATCTTCCTTATCATATCTATATACCTTTTTTAATCTGGTACCATCCAGCGCAATAAATTTACCTGTTTTATATGGAACATACGCATATCTCTTATAAGAGAATTTTTTATATCCGTGTGTATCATCCCACAGATGAATTGTACGACCGTCAAAACTTATATTTTGATAAATAACGTATTACCCTTTGATTTAAAACTTTTAGGGATTAAAGTCTCCCATTTAACTATGTTAATTTACAACATTTTAGTGTAAAAGTCAAGTGTTTTTTAACAACAAATAGTTATGGGGGCCAGTTTCCCAACCCCCATACTAACTATTTTTATTTTAGAAATTAACAGTTAATCCTAAATTAAAGTATCTTGGTGTTCCAAGAAATACTTCAGCATTATGAGCTAAGTGTAGTTTACT